GCCGGAAGCAAGAAACACTATTACAATCGAAAACGACGAAAACTCGTGGGGACTCGACGCCAGCCTTGAGCTTGCAGACGATCTCGCTTTGGTGCTAGACATACATCACCATTGGGTGAAAACAGGAGAATACATTGAACCAGATGACGACCGTATATACCGTATTATCGATAGTTGGCGGGGTGAGCGTCCTGCTATGCATTACAGCATTAGCCGTGAAGATTACCTCACAGATGCTTCACCAAGTCTACGACCAGACATGGACACATTACTTGAATCCGGCCATAAAAAACAAAAACTAAGAGCACACAGTGATTACTTGTGGAATGATGCTTGCAATGACTGGGCATTATCCCATTGGGAGTGGGCAGACATTATGGTAGAGGCTAAGATGAAGAATCTTGCTAACACACAGTTACTTGAACGCTACTATATGAATAAAGATCCTTTTGCCGGAAAGGTAGCTGCATGAGCTACACTCTATTAGATATTGACTATGATCCATATCTTGCTCTCCAGTGCATCCAAGATGAAAACTACACTATGGAAAAACAAGAAGATGATCATTTTATAGATTATGCAAGGATTGACAGCAAAGAATTAAAAAAATATATTAGAGATATTCTAAAACTGCCATTTCCGATTGAAGTATTGTTTTTTGTGAATCCTGCACACGGTGTTTATAATCCCCATATTGATTTACAACGTAAATGTGCAATTAATTTTCCAGTAAATGTTGTTGGAGATGTATACACTGCTAAAGACCATACAGATCCATATTGGGAACAAAATAAAATAGAATCAAAAGGAGAAATAAATTTTCCTCCAATTGATGATAGTAATAGACATATGTATGATCATATGAAATTTATGCAGCATCCTATATTGTTGGATACTAGCAAGCCTCACAGTGCAGCAAATAATAGTAAGTTATGTAGATTTATTATCACTTGTAGTGTATTCACACATACATATGAGCAAGTAAAAGATATTTTACAACAGAACAACATGATTATAAATACAGTATGAGTTATTTGAGCAAAATGTATGGAGCGAAAACTCCACAAGGTATTGTTAAAGATAAAAATCCTAACCGTGTGCTTGGCGGATTAAAAGGTGCTGGTGTAAACAGTTTTACCATGTTAGGTGAAGACGAAACTGAAAAACAGATTCCAACTTATGCTTATGTTCAAGCATTGGAAGAAAAACTCAAGCGACTTGAAGCAACAGTGCTTGAGCAAGATAAACACATTAGGAGATTAAGAAATGATAAAAAAATGGATAGACAGTCGTATTAAAGAACGTTCTACTATTGACGGAGTGCTAATGGTAGCAGCAGGCGCAGCTATTATTATCTTTTCACCATTAACAAAACTTATTGCTTATGGTGCCATTGCATACGGAGTGTGGACTATTTGGCGGCAAGAATAAAAATTGCAGCAATAGGTTGTAGTTTTACAAATTATATTTGGCCCACATATGCAGATATTTTAGATGCTGTAAATTTCGGTTTACCCGGTATAGGTAATGAAAGAATTTGGGCCACAATATATTATTTGTATAAAAATCGGAAATTACAACGCTTTGATTATTTGATAGTTCAATGGTCATCTCCTTTTAGATTTGATTACCGGACTAGTTCAGGATGGACTACTGGTGACGGAACTATTAATAAACATAAAATGAATAACCGTCCTATATGGAGAGCTATTTCTAATTGGTATAATGAAGAATACGAAATCGAAAAAAGTGAAAACTATATAAAATCAATCAAAGATTTATGCAAAGATATAAACTTGCCTAATTTTCACATGTCTATGTCTCAAGAAATTGGACATTGTGTTGATTTACCAGATATAATGAATACATACAAAGAAAAATATCTTATAAAAAGAGCAGAATGGACATCAAAACCATTTGAAGACACACATCCTACAATTGCTTCACATATTGAAATAGCAAAACACCTAGGAAACATCATAGGTGTAACACCTGACCCTATCATGCTACAAAAATGTATGCAGTTTCACGACTTGATACTTACTGAAATACCTTTTGAAAAGATAAAAAAGTATTATAAATCACACTTTCCAGATAGGTATGTCGCTGCTGGCTTTTAATTCCCAAACTTTTTTAGCATTTACTCCTCGTTGTTGTGCAAACTTTTTTGCATCACAATTTTCGCAAACATGGAAATAATTATTGCTTAGTCTTTTAGGATCCATACTTCCTCTAGGTCTTGTAAATTCTTCATTACAAGAATCGCATCGTAAGACAACCATTGTTTTTTTGCGACTATAAGTGTGTTGCTTTCCAAGTTTACTACGGCGCATATGCCAAGTATCAATCAAATATTCTTTTATATACATAACTATATTTACATTAAGATTATAAAAACAACCGATAAATATTAGAAAGGAACACTATGAGCATACTAACTTTAACACCAGCAGCAGAGAAACAAATAGACCTTTTGAGCAAAGAGAATGATTGCTACGGCATTTCTCTTAACATCAAAGGGGGCGGATGCGCAGGTTTTGAGTATGATTGGGGCACAATTTCTAGTCCTACAGACTTAGAAGAAGGTGATGAAGTAGTAAAAACAGCAAATGGATGTGCATTTGTAGTCGGTTCTCATAGTTTAATGTTTTTAATAGGAACAGAAGTAGACTATGTCAAAAGTTTAGTAGGTGCTAACTTTGAAATACGAAATCCAAACGCTCAAAGTGCATGTGGATGCGGTGTAAGTGTAAACTTTGATATGGATACATTGCCACAATGGTAAAGGAAAAATAAATGGCTAGAGAAGAAATTGATATTGGTGTAGAGGGTAATGACGGCACAGGGGATAGTATTCGAGAATCCTTTAAAAAGGTAAACGAAAACTTTTCTGAACTATATGCTGTTTTTGGTTTAGGTGGAACTATATCCTTTAAAACACTTGATGACACTCCAAATACATATTTGGCCAACGAAAATGCTATACCTGCTGTGTCTTCAGATGCTGCATCTATAAATTTTTATAAATTTGTAAGTGACAGCGATTTAATAATACAGATGTATTAAGTCCTGATGAAACAACTAATAGCGTGTATGTTGAGTTTGCAGACCCATTAGGCGATCCACTAGAAGAAGCAGGCACTGTGAAAATCACTATTGTTGATCCACACATCAACAGAGACCCTGATCCAGAAATTGCTAATCCTTTAGCAGCCAATGCTGTCCTAGCCTACGGCAATGGCATGAATACAATATTAAGAAACACCAGTGGCACTGGCGATGATATAGATACACTTGTAACTACCTGGACTACAACACATCCTGACGAAGGTGCAATTACCAGCGACAATGTTATAATCAGTAAGGGTTATGCAGATGATACTTATGTCAATGCAGACGGCGACGAAATGACAGGGCTACTGCAATACGATACAGGTGTTGGTCCTGCACAAGGTAGAGAACTTCCTGCAACAGAAGATGTAATTACAAGGGCAGGTAGTAAAGAAAACAGGACCATGCTAGACGACTTGTTCTTAGCGGACCATCCTAATCCTTTACAAGGACAAGGAACTCCAAATGGTCCTGATGATTTACAAGCAGTTACAAAACTTTATGTTGATACACAAGGTTATGCGAGTGCAACTAACATTTATGTTAGCACTACAGGCGACGATGCTCAAACAACAACACCTGCAGGACAAGAAGGTAGATCACCACAGTATTCATACAGAACTATCAATGCTGCCATGGTTAGAGCTACAGAAATTATTGAAAGCACACCTTTTGAACCAGGACCTTACATTCAGACTATCACATATAACGATGGTGAAAACGACACATTTACAACCACTATTACTGGCGTAGTTTCGCCTGTAGCAACTAGTGACTTGGCAGCAGCTATCGTTGATGCAAATAAAAATCAAATCTCAGACGATGTTGTTGAATTTATAAACACCACATATCCGGATTTGGTATACAATGAAGAATTGTGTCGTAGAGATGTTGGATTAATACTAGATGCAGTAAAACTTGATGTTCAAGCAGGCGGTAATTATCTATCACGTTGGGCAGGTAAAAGATATAGTGCAAACCCAAGTGCAGTAAAAGCTCGTTCAACACAGTATACAGAAACTGTTGCTGGCATTAACAGAGCACGTTTCCTAATATTAGAAGACCTTGCAGCAGCAGGAACAATCAGTAGCACTGTTCAAGACGATTATGATACAAGATTTGATGATATCTTAACATTCCTAAATGATAATCTCAGCGATGATGTAGATTTAATAGCAGGTAATGCATATGAATTTGAATTTGACAATGGTAACAATCCAGCAGTAGATCAAGGTATTGCAGGTAATCCAGATTTGCGTGAAGGTAAATTAATTAGAGGTATCACCAGTAGAGCAACAGGTGTTATTACCGATTATCAAAGATCTTTTACCGCAACCACTGACAAAGTTACTGTTGAACTGAGAGAACCCATTGAATTTATAGAAGGCGAAAAATTAGAGTTTGGTGCTATTACTCAAAACAACCAAATTACTGTTAGAGTTGAATCAGGCATATACGATGAACACTTGCCAATTAAATTGCCTGAAAACGTTTCTATTAAAGGTGACGAATTTAGACGTGCTGTGATTAGACCAAAGCTAGGCGTGTCGCAATCACGCTGGGCTAACACATATTTCTACAGAGATGTAGATATTGACGGATTACCAGCAGCTGAATCTCCGTTGACAGGAGTAAATATTCTAACAAGTCCAGATCCAGCTAGATCTTCTGCAGGTTCACCTTATACTATTACCAAAAATGATTATTCAACTAGTGGTATTGGACAAGATGCTACATTTGAAGTCACAGTCGACGGCACTGGAGCAGTAACTTTAGCAACAATTACAAGTGCAGGTAAAGGATTTATTATAGGCGAAACTATAACAATCCCTGACAGTAATCTAGGAGGCACTGGTGCAGCCCCAGATGTTGTTTTAGAAGTAACTAATACAGGCGGTGGTATTACTTTTATACACCCTGTCACAAGTAAGAACGGTAAATATGGTTATCATTATGCTCAAGACAGTTCGGGACAAATAGTTGTTGGCGGTGCAGGTGCAAACAATCCAGGAAATTTTCCTGAAGGTGCTAGATTAATTGAATTAAACAAAGAATTTATAGCAGAAGAAACAATCCAGTATATAGATGCTCAAGTAGCAGGAGGAGCAGGTATATGGAGTGGATTTGTTTATGATGCTACAAAATGCCGTAGAGACACAAGACTTATTATTGATGGCATTGTTGCAGACCTTAAAAATCCAAATGGAGGCAGAGAAGCTACACTAACCAATCAAGGAGCATATTATGCGGGATCAGTAGCAGGGCAAGAACAACAAACTGTTGCTGCAATCGAATATACTAAAACTATTGTTGCAAGTGTATTAGCAAATGATGTTGGTAATCCTTTTACAGCATTAGGTTCTGTTCCTCAAGTCTTTGACGAAGATTTTGTAGCAGAGTCAGCTGTCCAAGCCAATTATGACGACTTGATTGCTTGTATTACGTTCTTTGCAGATCCTACATTTAATCCTCCAAAAAATAACAATCAAATGGATGTTTTGTTGTGTAATGACAACACAATTGTTAGAAACTTAACAGTGCAAAGACACGGTGGCTTTATGATGGTGTTGGACCCAGAAGGTCAAATCCTAACTAGATCACCTTATTGCCAAACAGGTTCCAGCTTTTCGCAATCATTAGGCACAAGACGAGCATTAGCAGGTGGGCTGTTTGCAGATGGTTATGCAGGTAACATGCCAGCAACTATTGATACTGTAAACAGCGCATTTAATTTAAGTATTAGTTCGCCAGCAGGACATGGTATTTCTGTTAGACCGCCGCCCACACCATTTCCATTCTTTTTAAACGGACAACGTTATCAAGTTAATACAATCACAAATTATAATCAGTCGGCAGGGACATGTAATCTTGTATTAGATGAAACAAGTAATGAAGGTTCTGGTTACACTGGCGGCACAGGCGTAGATATCTTTATCCAATCTGGTGGTAATAGATCTATGCTTGCAAACGACTTTACACAGATCAACGACTTAGGTTTTGGTGCATTGTGTATTAACAACGCACTATCAGAACTTGTTAGTATGTTTACATATTACTGTCACACAGGATACCTAGCTAAGGATGGTTCACAGATTCGTAGTATTGCTGGTAACAACAGTTATGGCTTCTATGGACTGGTTGCTGACGGTTCAGACCCTGATGAGATTCCAACTGATGTGACACTTGAAAGCGATATGGTTTTCCCTGCAAAGGTATTCCGTGCAAGCACAGTTCTTAAATTTGCAAGTGTTCCTGGTAGTATTGCAGTTGGCGAACAGATATCGCAGGAGATCTCGGGTGCTACAGGCATCGTCAGTTTCTTCAAAGACGGTGGCACAACTGTATTCATACACAGTGCTACAGGAAACTGGAACACTAGTGACGAAGCATTTGGCGACAACAGTTCTACATTGATTGGTGTGCCATTGAGTGTCGAAGCCTTAAATCTTGATGCTGATGATGGATCGTTATTCTTGTATGCTTACGACTTAGTTGGTCTACCAAATAACACATCTGAAGTTGAAATTTACCACGGGCTTGCTCCTAGTAGCACAAGTGATCTTTATCAACCTTATGAAATTACCAATGCTCAACAAACAGATTATATATTAGATGGGTATCAGGCTGTTAATGATACAATTGCTGCAACTTACTCAGGTTCAGGTCCACAAACCAGTAAAGCAACATTTACTATTGCCAAAAACAGAACCGACGGTTATACTGTTGAAATTGAAAACGCAGGTGCTGGTTATGCAGATACAGACAGTTTTACTGTTGATGGTGCATTATTAGACGGTCTTACATCAACTAACGATGCAACAATTGATGTTGATACAGTAGATGGCAGCGGTGGCATCACAGCAGTTACAATTTCCGGAACAGCAGCATTTGATGATCAATCTCCTGTAAGAGATGGTCAAGTTTGGAGATTCAACTTCGGCACAGGTATTGAAGGCACGGCAGATAACGGACTACAAGAAGATACTCCGCATGATATACCATTGGTTATTAGACACAAACAAAACATTGTTGTTGACGGATTGCCAGCAGATGACTTGCCAGTTCGACCTTCAACTGCATTTGTGTTTACTGAAGATGATACAAGCATCACATACAGAACAATTGCTTTTGGCACAACAATAACAGACGGATATCAGCTCAGTGGACTTGGAACAAAACGTGTTGTGACATTTGATGCAAATTATCGTTACATTGACATGACTGTAGATCAAGATGTTGTAGGATTAGCAGAAACTATTAATGGTTCAGGCACTGCACCTAGTTTAACTGTAGATCCAAACTTTACAGACATTATTGCAGCAGCAGGTGCAAGCGGTGCTAACACCTTTGGTGCCACAGTAGGTGATAGATTTATTTGTATTAATGCTCTCGATACAGATAACAAAGCTAGAATTGCCAATAATGATATGTTGATGACTTGGGGCGGTAAAACTTATACTGTGACAGGTTATGCTGAATACGAGTTTGATGACGGTGTTGGATCTACTGAGACAGTTGGTATAATACAGATTGCAGACTTAGCTAATACGGACGTAACATGGCCAGCTACATCAAGTGGGCTTGCCATTAGTTTGACAAACACTAGAGGTATTACACTAAAAGCAGGCTTAGCAGCAGGTGAACCAGCACAGGTTACAGTGAACATTTCAACCTGTCGTGCAACAGGCCACGATATGCTGGATATTGGTGTTGGCGGATTTAACACTGCAAACTATCCAGAACGTATTTTTGGCAAACCATTTGGCACAAGTGCAACCAGCACAAGTGATGCATTTGATGAAAACGGCACGAGGAGTGCTGCACAAGCCCAAGAACGTAGAAAAGGGCGTGTGTTTACTGTTATGACAGACCAAGATGGTTTCTTCCGTGTTGGCAGATTCTTTACAGTTGACCAAGGCACAGGTAGTGTTACATTTAACGCTGCACTTGTCCTTACAAACATTGATGGTATTGGTTTTAAACGTGGTGTTCGTGTAAATGAATTTTCAAACGATGATACATTTACAGATCCAAAAGGTGATGCTGTTCCAACACAAACAGCAGTTGACGGATATCTAAACTACAGACTTGGTCTTGATAGAGATGGACAACTTACTGCTACGAAAATTGGTCCAGGCTTTATGTCATTAGGCGGACCTGGCTTTAGTCAAACTCCAATGGAAGATGATATGAGCTTGGGTGGCTTTAGAATTACAAACCTAGCAACACCTCTTGCAGGCAGTGATGCAACCACTAAAGATTATGTTGATCAGAAAACCGATGAACTAAATGATATTGGCGATGT